AGCGGTTTGCTGAGATTCATAAGCCAGTGATGTTGCGCAAGGGCGAGTGGCGTGCGACGGCACCGAGCGACGGCAAAACGGCTGGGTTTCAGTTGTCGGGGCTTTACAGCCCGCTGGGGTGGTGGAGCTGGGCGGACATGGTGGACGATTTCTTGCGGGCAAAGGCTGATGCGCCGATGCTGAAGTCGTTTGTGAATACCCGATTAGCGGAAACCTGGGAGGAGGATTATGCCAGCAAGGTGAACGCCGACGCCTTGCTGCAGCGGTGCGAACCATATGCGGCTGGCCGACTGCCGGAGGGCGCGTTGGCTGTGACGATCGGCGTGGACGTGCAGGGTGGCGGCGGCAGCGTTGGTGATCGCTTGGCGGTGAGTGTGTGGGCGTGGGGCCGCGAGGAAGAGGGCTGGCTGATTGATCACCAGGAGATTTTTGGTGATCCGCATCGAGCTGAGGTGTGGAAGCAGCTTGACGTGCTGGTGTTGCATGAATGGGAGCACGCAGGCGGAGCGAAGCTGCGAGCCGATGTGGTGTGCGTGGACAGCGGCGGCCACGCGACGGCGGAGGTGTATCAGTACGCGCGTGAGCGGCAGGCGCAGGGCGTGATAGCGATCAAGGGCCAGAGCCAGCGTGGCAAGCCACCGATCGGCAAGGCGAGCAAGGTGGACATCAACGCGCAAGGCCAAACGCTGAAGCGCGGCGCAATGGTGTTTCCAGTGGGCGGCGACACGATCAAGACCACGCTGTTTGGCCGGTTGAAGCACAACGAGCCAGGTCCGGGCTATCTGCACTTTCACGCGCAGACGGGGAGCGAGTATTTTGAGCAGCTAACGGCCGAGAAGCAGGCGCTGCGGTACGTCAAGGGATTCCCTATTCGGGAATGGATCAAGAAGCCCAGTGCGCGTAACGAGGCGCTGGATTGTCTGGTGTACGCCTATGCGGCATTAAATCGGATGTATCAGCGGTACGACCGGCGAACGATTTGGGACCAGCTGGAAAAGAGACTTGAGAAGCCAGTAGAGAAGACAAAGCCGGCGCAGCTAAGATCGAACCAGAAGCCGTTTGTCGCCAACTGGTAAGGCCGTGAACATCCCCGCGACAATCCAGGCCGGCGACACCGTGCAATGGCGAGACGATCCGACGGCGGATTATCTCGGCAATGCGGTTACTAGCACGACTTGGACGCTGACGTATTACTTGCGCACGAACACGGCAAGCGCGGGGACGACAGTGGTGGGCACAGCTTATGGTCTTGGCTGGGCTTTCACCCTGTCGGCGGCCGTGAGCGCAACGCTGACCGCTGGCACGTATTACTTCCAAGCGATTGCGACGCAGGGGTCTAGCAGCATCACCGCTGGCTCGGGGCAAATCACTGTCAAGGCTGCGCTGAGCTATACGGGAACGCCTGGCGCTTATGACGGGCGGACGCAGAGCGCGATTGACCTGGAGGCTGTGCAAGCTGCGATCCGCTCCATGGTCAGTGGCGGTGCGGTGCAGGAATATACGATTGGCAATCGGCATCTTCGCAAGATGTCGATGAGTGATCTGCTGGAATTAGAAGGCAGACTGAAAGCGCGGGTTTACCGCGAACGAATCGCGGAGGACATGGCTAACGGCCTTGGCAATCCCCGCAACCTATTTGTGCGGTTCCACTAATGCCATTCGGATTCTCCATTCGTGAAGCGCTGGGTCTGAAGCCCAAGGCTGAACCGCAAGTGCCGGCTGTGACACCACGGCGCCGGTCGTATGAAGGTGCGCTGCTGTCGCGGTTGACCAGTGACTGGATCAGCTCTGGCACCAGCCAGGACGCTGAGGTACGCGGCAGTCTGCGCATCCTGCGCAACCGCGTTCGTCAGCTTGTCCGGGACAATGATTACGCTCGCCAGGCTTTGCGTGCCATTGCCACAAATGTGGTGGGCACTGGCATCAAGTTTCAATCGCAGGTGCGTAAGCAGCGCGGCGGCAAGCTAGACACCAAAGTCAATGATGCCATTGAGGCAGCGTGGGCTGATTGGTGCCGCAAGGACAGCTGCGATGTGGCCGGTCGCATGTGCTTCAGCGACATTGAACGCCTGGCGATCACTAGCGTGGCTGAATCTGGTGAGGTGATCATCAGGATGATCAAACAGCCATTTGGGCGGTCAAAGATTCCGCTGGCGCTGGAGATCATTGAATCTGATCTGCTGGACGATAACTACAACGGCGTTGGTGAAAACGGCAACGAGGTAAGAATGGGTGTTGAGGTAGACCGCTGGCAGCGGCCAGTGGCCTATTGGTTTTTTCAGAAGCACCCCGGCGATTTTCAATACGGACAAAAAGGCAACCCCTATCAAAAACGCATCCGGGTGCCAGCTGATGAAGTCATCCATCTGTTCCGCGCCGACCGCCCGCTGCAGACCCGTGGCATTCCCTGGTTCGCGTCAGCGCTGACCAGGCTGCACCACCTGAGTGGCTACGAGCAGTCTGAGGTGATTGCGGCCCGCGCAGGCGCATCGCTGATGGGTTTTGTGTCCTCGCCTGAGGGCCAGCTGGTGGAAGAGGCGATTGAGGATGGCGAGCGCGTGACGGCGTTTGAGCCGGGGACCATCAAGTATCTGGCGCCTGGCGAGTCGTTCACCGTGCCGAGCTTGCAGCGGCCAGATACGTTTGAGCCGTTCATGCGGCAGATGTTGCGTGCTGTGGCGGCAGGTCTTGGCGTGAGCTATGAGACGGTCAGCCGTGATTTCAGCCAGACCAACTACAGCAGCAGCCGTTTGAGCCTGCTGGAAGACCGCGATCACTATCGCGTTCTGCAGGATTGGCTGATTGAGAATCTCCATCAGGTGGTGTTTGACACTTGGTTAGATCTCGGCGTGCTTAGCGGTGAATTGAATCTGGCGGGCTACGACCTTGACGCCAAGCGTTACAACGCTGCCCGTTGGATGCCTCGCGGCTGGGCATGGGTGGATCCACTCAAAGAAGTGCAGGCTTACAAAGAAGCAGTGCGTTGTGGGTTTATGACCCAAGCAGAAGTTGTTGCCCAGTCTGGCGGTGACTTTGAAGAGCTGTTGACTGCTCGTGCCGCTGAAGTCGAACAAGCGCAAGAGCTTGGTCTCATCTTTGACACCGATAGCGGTGCCGTTGACGCAAAAGGCACAGAGCAAGCCACTCCTGATGCGACCCCTGAGCCTGCATCGCCCGACGGCACCGCACCTGTTGAACCTGCGCCTCAACCGACGCCGGCAAAGAAAAAACCATCAGCCGCTGGAGGTTAGTATTGACACAAACAGAACGCTGTAATTGCGAGGCTTTGCAATGACCGCTGGCAATCAAATACGGATGAAGCTGCCAAAGATGCAGCGCTCCATTGTGATGGAGGCGCCGGTCGTTGACAGCGAGCAGCGCACGATCTCTTTTCCTTTCAGCAGCACCTATCCGGTTGAACGGTGGTTTGGCAATGAAGTGCTGAGCCATGACCCCGGCGCAGCGGACCTGTCCCGTCTCAACGATGGCGCGCCGCTGCTTTACAACCACGACACCAACCAGCTGATCGGCGTCATTGAACGCGCATGGCTTGATGGTGGTCGTGGGTATGTCACCGCTCGTTTCAGTCAAAACGACTTGGCGCAGCAGGTGATGGGGGACGTTGCGGACAACGTACTCCGTAACGTGTCCTTTGGGTACCGCATCATGAACATGGTCTCTGATGGGGCTGAAGGTGACAGCGCGACGTTCACAGCGACGCGCTGGTCGCCTTACGAAGTTTCGCTGGTCACTGTCCCAGCCGATCCCACCGTGGGCATCGGAAGGGATGAGTCTACTAGCGATAATGAAGTCACAGTTTCAATTCTTGAACCTGTGCAACCGGAGGTGACCGCCTCCACCAATCAACCCGCTACTAGGGAACATCAAATGGAAAACACTTCCGTCAACATTGACGAGGTGCGCTCGGAGGCGGTTGTCGCCGAACGTGCCCGCATCGCCAGCATCTCCAAGCTGGGTGACAAGTTCAATCAAGCCGACATGGCTCGCCAGCTGATCGAAGGTGGCAAGAGCCTTGACGAGGCTCGCACTGCTTTCCTTGAGAAGCTGGGCGCCAAGCAGGAGCCCATCGCTGACAAGGTTGGCAACGTTGACCTCAGCGCCAAAGAGCAGCGTGAGTACAGCCTTGTGCGTGCCATCAACGCTGCAATCTCCGGCAATTGGAAGGACGCTGGCCTGGAGCGTGAAATCTCTTCTGAGATCGAGCGTCAAACCGGCAAGGCTACCTCCGGTTTCTTCATGCCCCATAACCTGGAGATGCGGGCTGCTTACGCCGTGGGTTCTGCCACCACTGGCGGCAACCTTGTTGCTACGAACCTGCTGGCTGGCAGCTTCATTGAAGTTCTGCGCAACAACGCGCTGATCATGCAGCTCGGCCCCACCATGCTGACCGGCTTGGTCGGCAACGTGGCAATCCCGCGACAAACTTCTTCGACGGCCACGTACTGGGTCACAGAGGCTTCAAGCATTACCGAAGCCGAGGCCTTGTTTGATCAGGTGACCCTGAGCCCCAAGCAAATCGGTGCTCGCTCGCAGTACAGCCGCCTGGCTCTGCAGCAGGCGACCCCTGACATCGAGATGGTTGTCCGCAACGATCTCGCCAAGGTAATGGCTCTGGGCATCGACCTGGCTGCCATCAACGGCTCCGGTTCCTCCGGCCAGCCCAAGGGCATCCTGAACCAGTCCAGCATCGGCTCGGTGGCGATGGGCACCAACGGTGCTGCCCTGACCAACTCTTCCACTTCCAGCACCAGCGGCCTGGATCAACTGATCCAACTTGAGCGTGCCGTTGATGTGGCCAATGCTCTTAACGGCAACCTGGCCTATCTGAC